AGATAAATATAAAAATGTTTCTCTATCAAAAGAAACATACGCTATTTTAGAGAAGTTGTCGAAGGTATTATTGCCCGATGCAAAATTATCAGTAGCGAAAACAATTGAAACTATAGCAAACGAGAAAGCAAGAAAGTTAAATGGCAAAGTCAAAAAAAGTTAAAAGAATCCACATTTGTCCTACCTGTAAAGGTAATGGATATGTTAAGATTCAAAATATTTACGACATAGAACTACAAGTTCATCAGTGTTGGGACTGTGATTCTGAAGGTGAATTTGTAGAGTATGTTGAAGAGGAAGAGAGGGTATTAAATTGAACAGTTTTACAGTTAAGAAAAGGACGAGCCCCACGCAACAAATGCTACGCGCTAAGTGCCCCTGGGGGTTACATATGGTATCCTTAAGTGGCAATGCCAGTATTCGAGCCTTTGGCACCTGCAAGTACGTGCACAGGAAAGCAGGTGTTTAGATGATTGGTTTATTTTTTATCGGTATAGTCGTTTCAGTTATCGTGATGGCTGTGCTATTATATGTGAGGAAACATGATATCTGATACTGATATTGCATTTATTGCAGGACTCTTTGATGGTGAAGGATGTATTACTTACAAACAATACATGAGAAAAAGAAAACATCAGAAGAAAGCATATCCGACATGGAGTATAAGAATGGAGATGGCAATGACAGATGAATCTGTTTTGCGATGGGTCCATGAAGTATTAGGTGTTGGCACAGTTGGTGAAAAAAGATATAAAACAAAATACACTGTTGGTTGGAAAAAACAATGGCGATGGAGATGTCAATTTAGAGATGCATATCTTGTTGCACGATTGTTTTGGCCATACTCACATGTAAAGATGGAAAAAATTCAAAAGATTATTGATCACTATGGTGATCATAAAGTGATGAATGGTAACATAATTAATTTAGATGAATATAGAAAGGCGATGAGTTTAGAATGATGTTTAAATTTTATATATGGGTAATGGGTTGGTCTGGTGCGATAAACACTTGGGCCTGGAATAAACAAGTAGATATTGTAAAAGCCAATCAACGTAAAGATGAAGAAGCTTATTTAAAAGAATTAAAAAAGAAGTTATGAAGAAGTCTGATAAGTACAGGTACATGTCTGGCCAAATGTACGAGCATCACGGAACACGGATGTATGACTTTAATGGAGACAGATTACCATCGGTTACAACCATTTTAGGATTGACAAAGGACCAAACTTTTATAAAGGAGTGGCAACAAAAGGTAGGTCATGCAAAAGCAGAGTCAATCAAAAATCATAGTAGTAAACGGGGTACATCCATGCATAAATTCCTGGAGAGTCACATCACAGGAGTTGGTTACGATGACTTATCACCCATTGGTACGGAAGCTAAACCGATGGCAGAAAAAATTATTGAAGTTGGTTTATTACCCATTGAAGAGTATTATGGTTCGGAAGTTACGTTACATTACCCGGGCCTGTACGCAGGTTCAACAGATCTTGTCTGCTCACATAATGGCATGGAAGCTATTGTTGACTTCAAGCAGGCCAATCGTCCGAAGAAGAAAGAATGGATCGAAGACTATTACCTTCAAATCGCAGCGTACGCCATGGCACACGACTACGTCTACGGCTCTCAGATTAAAAAAGGAGTTATCATGGTATGCACGCCTGACCTATATTATCAAGAGTTCACGGTCGAAGGAGCTGATTTAAGACGTTATAAACATAGCTTTTTGAAAAGATTGGACATGTATCATGACCTAAAATTTAGTGAGAAAGAGCAAGCGAAAGTAAATATGAAAGCAGAGGATTTTAATGTTCAGGAAGATAAAACCAAATAATTTAGATAAAATAAATAGACTTCAATCTATGAAAAAATTACCTATTGGAGCAATGGGTGAAAGAGATTTACGTATAAGTAAATTAATTAACAAACTATACAACAGAAAGGAAGAAAATGGGAAGATACAGGAAAGTAATAGAGTTTGATATAATTAGAGCGACTGATAAGGCTGTGTTAATAAATGTTAAAGATTGTAAAAGCACGCAGTTTAGAAAACTTGTGAAGAAAGCAAAAAAACATATGGTGTTAAATCCATTGGAGGTATGGGTACCTAAATCATGGATTAAGCATGACAGACGCGTTACTTGGGTAGGTATGCCTGGTAATTTGGAGAGTTGGGAAGATAAGTATTGGATTTGGGAACAAGGTTTTTTAAAAAACTTATGTAAAATATTTAATGAAAGAGTAGATAATGATTGGATAGATTTACAAGCCTTAATGGAAAAGAAACCTGAAAAAATTAAAAAGGAGATTAATGACAGATCAAACTAAATGGGGCATTGATCTTGTTCACACGAAGAATAAGGCAATAAAAAGGCAGAAAGACATTGTAGCAAGATCCTTGGCTGAAGTTAGTAAGTTAGAGGAGCAATATATCGTAGAATTGATGATGGAGATTGAGGCAATATATGAGCGAAAGTATGGCGAAAATAAGGCAGATAAGGTTGTTCTTTAGAACAATTCTAAAGTATAGGGGCTCATGGAGCACGGACCATGGAACCGTGGAACCTCGACGGAACTTTTTTTTCGCTCTAGAATCCCTCTTATATATAGTAAATTTGCCCAAAGTTAAAAAAAGTTCCACGTACCATGAGATTTTTTTCATCCATTGTAAAAAATGTTTTTGGTCTAGAAGGGTATATATAGTATAAAAGTTTATGCCTAGGAAAAGAAGAAAAGTATCGTTAACTGATAAGTCCACCGATATACCTTATCCTAAAGTTAGAGTGGAGTGGATTGATTGCGTCAGTGACTCTGGCTGGGCAACAGATAAAGATTTTGATAAGATGAAGTTAGCAACACCCATCAATGAAGGTTGGTTGTATTCTAAAGATAAAAATTCTATAAAATTATTTGCGTCTTATGATAAAGATGATGATGGTATTACTTTTGGGGATCGGACGATGATTCCTCGGGCTTGGGTAAAGAAGATTCAGAAACTTTAGATGGAGTTACATCGATTATCTGTGAGTAGTCGTCTAAAATCTGTTTCATTTTTGCTTCTAGCTCTTGTTCTGACATGTCCTCTAGTTTTCCTGTTTTTATTATTTTCCTATCTATGTATAGTCCTGCTGCTTTTCCTCTGTTTGCTTCCGCATTCACTGCTGAAGAGAATGATCCTTTTTTCAAAGCGGCTTCACGTAGTCTAGCAAGTTCTGCAATGTGACCTTCATAAGTCACTTCGTGTTTTCTAATTCTCTCTTCTTTTAACTGTCCAATATATTTTACAACAAGTGGCGATAGTTTAGGATTACAAAGCTCTGACCCTTCTTGCCTTGCACGTTTAGGACTGTAACCTGCAGCCGCTGCTGCTTCTGTTTGTGTCATTGGTCCATCCGGGCCGCCGAATACTAAAAATTCAGCGAAGCGTTGTTGCATTTCTGTTAATCGTTTTGGAACTCCCATATTGACAATTTAAGGTAACTATCCTATATTGTCAAGAATGAAAGTACATAGAAGTGGTCAAGAATTACAAGACACAATAGAAGGGTATAAAGAATTAGTTAAGATGCAACGTCAAGAAATATACGATTTAAAAAAATATAAAGCAGAAGTAATAAGATTAGAAAACTTATTGCATGGATATAAAAAAGTGATAGAGGATATATCAAAGTCAGGTAGTAAAACTTAATGTACGTTAAGCACCTGCAAGAGTATTTAGATAAGTTCACTGAAGGACAACAAGGTCGTAGAGGTAACGCTGTTAGTGATGCTAAGATATACATCATGACTAAGAAAGGTTATTTAGAGGAGATCAAACGGATTGAAGTTCACCAGAGTAATAATCCAATGGATACCTCTTTGCGTGTTGTTTTGAAACCAAATCGAGAAGAAAAATTAATTTTACCTCCTGGTTATATAAAAGATTATTAACATTTGAATACAGGAGTAACCTTGAAAAACGCATGGCACCAGAGCGTAAATTTTATCAAAAAATTAAAAGAAAATTCAGTAATTTTTCCCTTATTAGACTTGAAAATAATAGCTTACATGGCACTCCTGATCTATTGGTCTGTAATAATAACGGGCACTTTTTTACAATAGAATTAAAAGTCACGAAGGGTAACAAGGTTAAGTTCTCACCTCATCAAATTGCCTTTCATATCAAGCATCCACACAACACCTTCATCATGGTAGAGGCCCTTGGTCCAGGCACCGTGAAACTTTACCGTGGTTCAAGGATCGAGGAACTTGTAGCTTGCGGCTTGGAGCTTGAAGCTTGCAGCTTGGGGCTTGAGGCTTGTTATTCTTTTTTATCTGAGCTTGGAGCTTGAGGCTTGGAGCTTGCAGCTTGTTGCTTGAGGCCCTGACCAGGCGCACGCCTTGAATTAGCTTCCGTCGAAGCGCCGTGGCTAATGGCCTGATCAGATTGTGGGCTGTCAGTGCGCGATGACTGCACAGCCCTATTACGTAGCTTTCGTAATTCTTTATAATATTTTGGATGTCTAAACATTAGTGCTTCCCATATGAAACTACTTTTACATCACCATCCCAACATTGTCTACAGCTGCCACACTTGCCGCCCTGACTTGGTGCTGGGCAGGTTGCGCCAGTCTCAACAACCATCGAAGAGTTTGGCCAGGTGTCGTTGCGCTGGT